ATCTTATCTATAATCGAGTGAGGTTCAACAGCTTTCGAAACACCAGGCGCCGCTTTAGCAGCTCTCTCCATCATCTCTGCCTGTTGCATTGCCTGCATCTGCTGAGCTCTTGCCTGACGTGCTATATTGGCATCATCTACTGATATAATAGCGTCCTGTGGGAAGTTGTTTGAATCAAGTATCTTATCTACAACTACATCAAAGTTAATCCTATCCATCACCTCAGGTCTGACTTGCGCCATAGGAGCTATCATTTCTATCGACCGTGTTATTGATTGAGACTTGACTAATTGCTTTTGCGCCTGTGCTAAGGGGCCAAGATACTCAACTTCGATATTAGTCTCTCCTCTCTCATATAAAACCTGCGGTATAGGCGGCATTCTCCCTGCATCTGTCTCAATCTGAAATACTCTATCAATAGTGTTATCAAAAAAATCCCCATTAAGCCGTCCTACAACCGCACCTAACATCGCACCTTTCTCGCCCTGCATCTCCATGACCTGTGGAACTGTTAGCTGTCTCCCTTCCATTGCGGCTCTTGAAAGTAACATAAAGAACTCTATATGAAAGTGTTTCTCTATTGAATTTTGTAATCTGTCCTGTTGATTCTCACCAGCTGGTAAAGATGAAGGAACATGCACCGGTGTTACTACTCTATCGGGTTCGTCATAATAATTCTTTCCACGTGGTTTGATACGAACCTTACCTCTCATTTCCTTTGGTACATTATAAGCAGGCTCTACAGCTAATTGTGAAGCCTGATACATTGTCTTACTTATCTGATTTATTCCAAATATCTCAACTATCGCATCAGCAGCAGGACTCCGGCCATATATCTCTCCTGAATTAACTCTATATCTCCATGTTGAATAAGGGAATAAATTATATCCGTTTTCATTCAGTATTTTATTATCGCCTGTTTTCTCTAAATATACTGACTTAAAAGGCTTATTCCGTGAATCGACTTTGTCATATTGTCTTTTATCGTTAGGATATACAGCATGTAAAAACTCAAACTCAGTTTCAGGACTTTTCTCAGCAGCCTCCTTAATAATTTCAGATACATTATCAAACTGCGAATATGCGTTTCGTGCAGTCATTTTGTATTTTCTGAATAATACATCAACATCACCAAACCTGTTTACAGCTATATAAGATTCATTGGGATCAATAACTTTAAAAACTACCCTGTCATTACCAACATCCTCCTCAGCATACATTACAGCCGTGCCTATAGAACAGCCATCAAAGAAATACTCAGGCGTTACAGCATAGAAATTAGATCTGTTGAAAGCATAATACAACTGCTCGGCGCTGTCTTGTAGATATTGTTTAACCTCTGGTATTTGATTAATCTCCCTGCGTGCTATTCTTAGTCTAAACCATTCCATACTCGGTGAACATAAATACCCAAACAACCCATCAGCATGTTGCTGGCATGCGCTTCTTGGAGTTCCATCGTATATCTCAAGACCCTTCTTCTTACCAGGTGTTTCATCCCCCTTGACGTTAGAAGACCTGGGAGCTACCAAATCAGCTATATCCTGTCTTAAAGATTCATAATCTAATCTTATCGACTCTACCTGACCAAACCTTCTGCGTATCTTGCCTGCGTTAGTTTCTTCCATGTCATGCTCCAAGTAGGGTCTTTTTACCCACAACAGCTTCTTCAGTTACACCCTGTGCGCTTGTTAAGATAGTTGCCTTCCTCCCCTTCATCTTTCTTATCCGTGCAGCTTCTTCATCAGCCTTAATCTGAATATTAGGATCTGTTTCCTTTGGTAACTCAGGAATAGGTTCTATTTTCGGTATTGCCGGACTGCCGCCTCCCATAAAACTCATAATAACCTCACATTCCGTCTCTCATTATATTAAACTCTCTTGATTCCTGCTTACGCTGAAAATCCTTCATTGCCATCATATTCCTTGAAGCCATGTTACTAAAATCTAATCCCATGAAATCATCAGCTAACTCTGGCATATCTGTTCTGAAATCAACTATCCTTGCCATACAATCTAACATGTCATCATGAACACTAAAGGGGAATAACTTGTATTCTTCCTCTATAAATATCCTTGTTAGGTTCTCTCGCTTGCCATCTAATGTCCTCTTAATACAAGTCTCTGGAATAAAGATTCTACCTTGTTCAAATAATGGTATCAACTTTCTAATCCTGTCTTCTTTCTTGACCTGACCACCTATTGACTCAATTCTGAACCTGTAATTCTCCCTGTCCATCCTGTCTTGATAATGCTCTATGTCTGATTGCATACCATATTTTTCATAGACTACTTTATCAGGTTTGTATTGCCTCTGTAATCTAAAGAGTTCATTCGCTCTCTCTGTGAGATTTAACCGGTCTCTTACCCACTCAATTACATAATAATTACCATCCGGCCCTAATCCCCATACTGTAAAGACTGTAAAATCGTTCGTGGTCTTTTTCTCACCAGCAGGATCACAAACTAAATAGATGTTCATGTTGGTATAGTTGCTGGCTGGCCAAGTTTGTATCCATTCGGGCTTTAACTCCTGCATCTCCTCTGCGACAGGATTAAGTAACATCTGACAGTTCTTAACAGCATATCCTTCTGCTATATAATTGCCAGTTTCTGTTTGGATGTTATAAACTGTCCTATTGCCTATTGGTTCAATAGACACCAACTTATCTTTGTTCGATTTGCCAAAATCTCTTGTTCCATATTTATATAAAGCATCTATTATTTTGTATGACCTAACCGGCTTACATATATTCAAAAACCTTATCTTTTCCTGTCTTCCACCTCTGATATAGTATGCCTTAGCTTTTTTATGATTTACCCCATCCCTGAACCCACTATCTATAGTACTTGTTCCATAATCAAATCCTAAACTACCAAGAACTTCTGTAATCTTTTGGCATACATCAGGATTATGTTCACTACTCTGGTGAAATTGGATTGTATTACCGGATACCGATCCTTCTCCATCGAACATACCAGCTAACCAGCCAACATCCCTTTTATTATAATTCATTCTCATTGGTATTGGATCATATACTGAGATAGCACTCTTTAGATCGGCTTTATTAAAGCCTAACGGAACGTAAGTTAAATGAGTATCATTGCATCCAATATCACTGCCACGTCTCCCAGTATAGAACTTATGGTCGGGTGTGCAAATAACGCTCCTACCACTTTCAAACGTAAACTTTGCTACATTAGATAGTCTTGAATTTACCGCAACAACTCTTGATTTAATTAATTTCGATTTGCTTTTTTTGGGGAACTCATACCCGACAACAACGTCATTAACCTTTACGTCCTTGATATCTAACGCCGTCCAATCGCCCATAAGAACCTTTGTGCCACCAACAAAACAACTAAAGACATAAGGCCCCATGTCTCTACGCTTAGTAGTAAGGCTCTCAGGACTTATTAATACAGGCCTTCCGGTCTGTGTGCCATCAACTGTAGCCGGATACTCTCTTGGTATTACACTCTTACGATCCTTCATTACATGGTATGTATCTGCAAAGTGATATCGTGTCCCTATGTATCTCGCCTTGCCGCCTTCTGTGCCTAAGTTCTGTGAGAGTTCCCATGCCTGCGTTACCTTGCGTATCATATCAGGCGTAGTGACTGACTTCTCTGTTATAACATCATCATAGACTCTAAGTTTGTAATGCCTCCCGGTCGGCATACCATCCACAAGGCCCCATGCCTCAACTGTTGACTCCTTTGGATTGCTATCACGCTTGACCACAATACCATCATCTTCTGACCACTTAGGCGCTTCACGGCGAGGATTAGCCCAGAATATATCCGGGAATAAAGTCTTGAGTTCCTCATTAGTCTCGAAGTCGGTCTTGATTTGCCGCATGAAACTCTTTGCAATAGGACGGATAAAGCTAAATATGCCTACTGTAATACAGGGATCATTAAGTATATCCTGAATAGTCTTGCCATATGTTATGATACTGCTTTTATAATGGTCCCGGGCCCACAGGTCAAGGTAGCCGTTTGGTCTTGCTTCGACCTCTCGACACCGATCAAAGAGCCAGTCCCGATCAATATCAGGCCGGTTGAGTGTATAGACTAATAAAAAGAAAAGATCGTTTTGGCATAAATATCGCTTAGCCGCCTGAACCTCGTTAGTCTTCTCGGCTTGCTCTATGATATCTAAATAACCCTTGTGTGTGTCGAGTCTATTCATTTTTTTTTGGCCGTGGATTAAAGAAGCTCCCGCCCGTGGCAATAGTTGCCTTTGGTTGTGTACACTTTATCTTTTGTTTAAGGTTATCAATAACTTGTGCTTTACCGTCTCTCGGTAGCTTATATCTACTTTTATCCAGTTGGGTATCTAAATAATCATATTGTGTACACACTATACCTATAATCTTACCATTTCGTGTAATCTGAAAGGGTAAACCCATTAATTGTGTACTCAATCCCGATCTTAATATTCTGATGTTTACTTGCCGCATCCGCAGGCCCCCATGATATAGCATATAATTACTAAGATCAATCCCAAGTCAAGCATACCTTACCCCTCTCCATTGACTATAGTACACTGTGGCTCGACCACAGGCGGTCTGTTTTTGGTAATATTGGCCTTGATTTTATCTTTGAGCTGATCTGATACGTCTTTAATCGTGAGTGTGGTATCTGATATAGTGTGTTCCGCCGGATATGCCTGCTGTAGTTTGAGGGCTTCCACGCTTGCTTTTAGCCTGATACCGTGTGCGATGAGAGCATCAGAATATATTAGCCCATCCCTCCCCTGGAATACCTTGGTTTCGTGCGCTTCCATGCTTTCCTTTAGTTTTTGGACTGTGTAATCTAATGTAATACCATGTGTATTTAGCGCCTGGGTGATAGGTGATAGAATTGTTGCTGGTGTATCTTTAGGATCAGGTGGTGTGTTGGTATAATCTGAGGTGCTCATGTATTAATTCCTGTATTATATTGCAATATTATACCTTACCG